CGTAAGGTTGCCCCCGCCCGCAAAGACAAATGGCCGCCGTCGCTCAAGGAACCTCCTGTGTTTATGGTGTCGCTGGTACGGCGACCGACCTGTTCGTTCAGTCCTACACCGTCTCCGCCTCGTTCAACAACGAGAACCTCGTCCAGGACGAGACCGGCCTGACGAAAACCCAGCGCTACGACGACCGCAAGACCGAGCTGACGGTCGAGGGCGTGGTCAAGACCACCTCCGCGACCCCTCCGGCCCTCGGCGCCACGCTGACCTTCACGGTCGCCGCGAAGGGTGCCTATCCCTCCGGCTCGGCGAGCAATACCTTTGTCGGCGTGATCACGAAGGTCGAGGAGAAGGGCACGAACAAGGACTTCGTGAAGTACAGCATCACGGCGGTCGACTTCGAAGGCATCACGCCGGCCTGATTGACCTAGCCCTGCAAGGGCTTTGACTCACCCCGTGGACAATCGTTTCCTGCGGGCGTTCAGAGACCCGTCCTCCCGGGTAATCCTCGGGAAGCGGGTCTTTCCTTTTTGCCTGAAGCACCGGGTTCGGCTGCTGTCTATCGAGTCGCCCATGGTCACGACGACCGAGCGCGGCATCACGCCGCTAGACCTACTCATCGCGGTCAAGGTATGCGCCGAGGAGTCCGACCTACGGGTAGGTTTCTGGGATGAGGTTCGGCTGCGGGTGTTTCAGTACCAGCCTGAGAAGTTCGCCGTGGAGGTCGCCCGGTTCGTCGCGCATTGTCACCTCGACGCGTGGCCGAAGTATTGGGACGGCCCGAAGTCGACGGACTCGGCTGATGGGGTCGGCATCCCTTGGCCGCTGATGATCGTGTCCAACCTCGTCGCCAACGGCATCGACGAGCAACGGGCGTGGGAGATGCCAGAGGCGCAAGCCATCTGGCTGTCGACGGCCTTCTCGACGCGGGCCGGTGCCAAGGTCAATCTCCTGACGACCGAGGAGGAGGAGATGATGGAGGCCATCCGCCGCGGGGAGTTGCCTAGCCAGCAAGGTTAAAGATATGGGCCGCAAACTAGAATGGGAGTTGTCCGGCAAGTCGGACGTGCCTGAGAAGATGGCGAAGGCGAAGGCGTCGATGGAAGGTCTGGAAGGGGCGAGCAACGCCCTGTCCAAGAAGTTCCGCGAGGCGTTCAAGGACATCGCCGTCGGCTTCCTCGCGCCGATGGTGCTCATCCAGAAGGCTCTCTCGTTCATCTCTGACAAGATCGCGCAGGCCAAGCAGGACGCCCAGGAGGCCCGGGACTTCGCGAAGGAGGAGGAGTCCAAGGGCTACATGAAAAGCGGGGCTCGCGAGGTTCTGCTTCAGGCCAGCGAGCGCGAGGCCGAGGCCAAGAAACAGGCCAAGGCTAAGCTCGCGGAAAAACTCGCCTATGAGTCCTTCCTTCTGGAAGACCCGCGAGGTGCCAAGATTTTGCAGGACATGAGCAGCGCTTCCGCCCGCGTCGCCTCGAAGTTCATGTTTGGTAATCCTTTCGAGCAGGATGGTCAGGCCAAGGCCGAGCGGTCTTTCATCGCCGGCCAAGCGGCGCAAGACCCGGCGGTTCGTGCAGCGATCGAGGCGATGGTCGCCGGCGATGCCCTGGCACGCATGAAGCCGGAACAGGCCGCCGAGTCCGCTGCTGGTGCGACCGCCCAGAAAATCCCCGATCTCGCGAGCAACGTAATCGGGGTCGGGATGAGCCCGCAGCTGGATATCGCCAACAAGCAACTGACCGTGCAGGAGGACATGGCGAACAGCCTTCGCATGATTATCGAGCGCGACCAGGCGCAGACCGGGTTCACGCCCGAAAAGTTCTTCCCCTCGTCCCGTCGCCTCAACCTTCCTCGCTGATTTATGGCTAAAGTATCCCAAGGCAACGCCCTGACGACGCCTGTCCTGCAACCCGGCTATACCATCGATAACGATGGCTACGGCGTGTTGACCTGCAAGGCGGTCTACAAGTGCGATAAATCCACGGCGGCCACAGCCATCGTCCGCGGCAATTCCTTCGCCCCGGAGACCAAACTGAAGGCGCACAAGGTCAGCGTCTCCTACGGTGCGCTCGACGTCGCAACGATCACCGTCGACTACATCGGCCTAGCCGACGCGTCCTCGACCTACTCCCTGCCGAACGTCTCGGGCGCGGCGACGCTGACGACCGAGCCAATCCAGAACCATCCCAAGTTCTTCACGGCCACCGGATCGGGCGGCATCGCCGGCCCGCAGCCCTATTCTGTTTCCACGCTGGTCAAGGTGCTCAAGCCCTACACCGACCGCGGCCCGGTCTGGGAGGGTGGCAACGGCGCTATCTTCGAGGAAAAGACGGGCGGCAAGTTCCTCGGCTTCTACGACCCGGCCACCGCTGGGGCAAAGAAGCTTTACCAGCGCACGTCCTACCTAGCCCCGACCTCGACGGTGAACGGGACGATCTACACGTCCAGCTCGGCCAACGTGGACACCCTGCTCGGGTATGTCGGCAAGACGATGTATAAGCGCGGGCCGGATGGCTTCGGCTACCTGCTCCCGTCCTATTTCACCGGCACCTATAAGGCGCCTGACGAAGACCCACAATGGCTGATTGCCTCGGTGCATTTCGAGGACTACGGGTCGCTCTATAAACTGACCTACGAGCTGCGCTTCAACAAGGAAGGTTACAGTTACCTGGTCTACTCCTCGACCAACGTCTGACGATGTTCCAGCCAGGACGCGGCTATAACTTCACGACGGCCAACGGGGTCAGCACGCTCGACCTCGACGCGGAATGGCCGTTGCCGGCGGAGCCCGACCAGTTCCAGGTCAGCGTCTTCAAGGGTTCCGAGAGCTGGGGCGTCCAATGCCGCAAGGGTTTTGTGCGGTTCACAAGTTCGCGCAATTATGACGCCTGGGCGTGGGGTGTCTGGCAAGCCGAGGTTCGCAAGTTCTATGCCTACCCCACCGGGTCGAAGACCACGGGCGACGCGGCGACGGCGGCTGACTCCTCGCTGGTAGACCTAGGCGGCTACATCTCCATCAACCCGGCGAGCGTCGAGGGCGGGTCTGATACCTGGGGCGTCTACATCATCGGCTGCGGGGACGCGAACGACGGCTTCTGGCCTTATCTGGCGATTATGGCCGACGGCTCGGACGCTGATACCAAGAGCGACTTTTTCAATGGGTCGAACCCGCAGATTAATTATAAACTAACGCAGTCGGAGGAGTTGATTGAAGTGACGACTCCGACGGGCACCGAATACATCACGAATCAAATCATCGGCTTACCGGTGCTCCAGAACTACAACTGCCAGAAGTGGAAGATCGCGGACGTGATCTGGGACGGCACGACCTTCGTCGTCACGCAGTCGCACCTCGGCCCGCTTGTCCTGCTCAACCCGGTCAATTTCCAAGGGCTCGACACGGCCAACGTCGCCCCTTACACCCCGGCTTATGAGACCGAACTGAATAACTGGCTCGGCGCCTGGTCTGGCTATACGAAGTCGGCCACCGGGGCGACGGTGCAGCTGTAAGTTGCCACGGGGGCAAGTTTAAGCAAATGAGCAACTCCGTCACCTTCAAGCGCGGGACGACCTACTCGGCGACCGTGACCTACACCCCGGCGGCTGGCGGCCCTGCCAATCTGCTTACGACCACGGTGACGACCGACATCATCGACTCCGGGGATACGGTCTACCCTTGCACGATCACGATGGCGGGCAACGGCCTGTCCTTCGTGGCGACCCTCCCGGCGGCGACGACCGCGACCTTCGCCCTGGGCAACGCCCGGTCTGACATCAAGTTCGTCTACGGCGGCACGGTCTTCTATTCCGAGACCTTCCGCCTCGCCATCATCGACCAGGTCACGGACTAACCGATGAGCAGCATCACCGTCACCTCGCAGGTTCTGGGCTCGCTGACCGTCGAGGTCGACGGGTCTGACAGCATCCTCGCGCTCTCCGTCCTCGGGACGGCCCCGGCCTCCCTGACCATCGAGCTCGGCACCCCGGGCGCGACGGGGGCCACGGGCGCCACCGGCCCCGGCGTTGCGTCTGGCGGGGATACCGGGCAGGTCTTGGTCAAGGTCGACGCGACGAACTATAACACGACGTGGGCCACGGCCTACGCCTACCAAGTCCGCAACACCGTCCGCAACGAGACAGGCGCTCAGCTGAACAAGGGGACGGTCGTCTACATCAACGGCGCCGCGGGCAACAAGGTGACGGTCGCCAAGGCCCTCGCCACCGGGGACGCGACCTCGGCGCAGACCTTCGCCGTCCTTGCTGAGAACATCCCTAACAACCAGAACGGCCTCGCGATCACGTCCGGCCTTCTGGAAGACCTGAACACCTCGGCTTATTCCGCGGGGACGCAGCTTTACCTTTCGCCGACCACGGCGGGGGCGTTCACGTCGACCAAGCCCTCGGCTCCCGACCATATGGTCTACGTCGGGGTCATCGAGCGCTCGCACGCTAATCAAGGTTCGATGCTCGTCCGCATCCAAAACGGCTACGAGCTTGAGGAACTGCACAACGTCGCGATCGCCGGCCTCGCGAATAACGACCTCCTGGCCTACGACTCGTCCTCCGACCTTTGGAAGAATAAGACATACTCCTCGCTCGGGCTGCTGACCTCCTCGACGGCGGCCTCGACCTACTACCTCCAGACGAACCCAGCCGGCTATATCACCTCGTCGGCCCTGTCGCCTTATCTGACTAGCGCCACGGCGGCCTCGACCTATCTCGCCCAGGCGTCGAACCTCTCTGACCTTACGAACGCCTCGACGGCCCGCACGAACCTCGGGCTTGGGACTGCCGCGGTCGAGCCGGCCACGAAGCTCGTCCCCGC